AGAAGAATGGGCTAAGCGTAACAATAATGACCTACAAAAGATTTGTAAGTATTTCAAAGATATAGCAGAAATCAGAGCCAAGTCGGAGGGTGAACGTGCTAAGGTTAAAGTTAAGGAAGTATCTTCCATTAGCGGATTACCTAAGAAGTTTGTTAAACCGACTGGTAAGAAAAATTTAGAGTTATTCATCATGGAAGGCGACTCCGCTACTGGACCAGCTAAAAATAACCGTGATAATACTCGCCAAGGTCTATTCCCAATTCGAGGTAAGATTGTCAATGTAATGGCAGCTACTCGAGAAAAAGTTGTAGCTAACCAAGAAGTAGCAGCAATTACTGCTATCATTGGAGCTGGCTTTGGACGTTCATTTGATATTGAAAAATGTAAATGGGAAAAGATTATCATTGCAACAGATGCCGATCCAGATGGTGCACACATTAGATGTCTTCTATTGAAGTTCTTCTTGATGTATATGCAACCATTGATTACATCTGGTAGATTATATGCTACAGTACCACCATTATATGGTGCTAAGATTAATGGTAAGATGAAATACTTCACTGACCGTACAGCATATAACAAGTATCTACAAAAAGAATTCTTCAAGATTCATAACTTAAGCTTATCTAATAAGGTTAAGTTAACAGAAACTGATGTAGTTGAATTACTTAATAAGAATACTAACTATATTAGAGATATCGATACAGTAGCAAACTCATTTGCTATCGATGTATATCTTTTAGAGTATATCTTAGTATTAATCTCGCAAGGTATTACACCAGGATCTGCTAAGTTTAAGAAAGCTATTGAATCTAAATATCCATTCTTAAAAGTATCTAAGGATGGTATTGAAGGTCTAGTTGATTCTAGATATCAAACTATCTACTTTAGTGAGACTCTATGGAATGCATGTCAATTCATTTCCGAATGTATCATGAAATCTCCAACTGAGTTTATTGTAGACGGTAAGAAAGTTTCCTTATATGGATTGATGAAAGAGTTTGAAAGCTTGACACCACCTTCCGTAACAAGATATAAAGGGTTAGGTGAAATGAATGGTGATCAATTATTCAATTCTACTTTAGATCCATCTGAAAAAGGTAACCGTGTATTGATCAAATACACAATCGATGACGTTAAATACGAAATCGAGAAAATTAAAGAGATTGAAAACGATAAGATTCAGTTAATGAAAGATGTTGATATCTCGCAATATGTTTTCTAGAGATAGAAGGTGAGAGAGAATGATAATTTATTATCAAGATAATCAAGATTGTATGTTTGCAGCTAACATGATCTACAATCATAAAGAGGAATTTTGTAATGATACAAGTCATGATATTTTAGTAAATTATAAATACTCTCAATCTGATATTACTAAGCTTACTAATAAAGATCATACAGTAATCATTCTAGGTGTAGGCTTCTTCAAAGATAGTAAGAAGTCTATATCTAGACTTAAATTGTTGATTGAAAATAGTAAGAAAGTAATTTGGATAGATGGTCATTTGAATACGAAAGATCTTCTAGAAAGTGAATATGCTGATAAGATTGAAATCCATTATCGTGAAAATATGGCTGCCTCTTGGATAGTTCATTATGGTCTATTAATGGGTCAATCTAATGCAGTAGTAGATTTAGTATCTGAATTCCAAACTAGAAGAAAACCATCACGTAGTGCAGTTAATCTGTACTTATATATTAGCTCAGTATTCTCATCTCCAATTGATGAAATTTGGGAGACTATATATAAGAAACCAGATTTGATTGATAATCTACTTGCAATAGGCTCTAATGTATATCGTTTTATCATACAGGCTAATATAAGCTGTATGGAACGACGTACATATAAAAGAATATTTAATGGTGTTGAGATAACCATCTTGAATTCAAATCCAAAATTATTCATACCAGATGTTATTGAGAAATATCCTGGTCCAATTTTGATTTGGTTCTTTGATGGTAGAGTATATAGATATACATTGTACTCTGCTAAATCTGAAATAGATTGCTTAGAATTCTCTAAAGACTATTTTGGATATGGTACAATGCATAAGACTGTATTTGTATCTAAAGTACAACTTCTTGAGGAGGAGAATAAGTAATGAGAGAGTTTGCACAAGTCAATTCTAAATTTATTGACGAGCCAAATCTCATAATAGAACTGCCTAGACGTAGTACTGAGTACTCAGCTGGCTACGATTTCTATGCTCCAAAGACATATGAAATCAAACCAGGTCAGTCTGCAATCATTCCTACATATATTAAGGCATATATGGAAAAAGATGAAGTATTATTGATTGCTCCAAGAAGTTCTTTTGGATACAATTATGATATGGTAATCAAATCTACTATTGGAGTTATCGATGCAGACTATGCAGATAACGAAAAGAATGATGGTAATATCATTATCGGAGTTAAGAATAACTCTTGTAAGGTATTAACTATAGAAGCTGGTAAACACTTTGCTCAAGGTATCTTTATGAAGTATCTAACTACAGATAACGATCATGAATATCCTAAGAAAGAGCGTCGTGGTGGAATCGGCTCAACAAATGTTTAATTTTATTAAAAGGTGAAGACAATGAGAAACCAAAAACAAAACAAAAAACAACAATTCAACAACGTTCGTATTGAAGTACCAGTAAAATTCAATGATCGTTTACCAGAAGCAGTTAAAGAAGAACTTACTGGTGTATTAGCAAATCCTATTATCGAACAACTTACGTTGAATGTATTTGCATTCCGCAGTGTAATCAATAATGATCCTGAAGTGAAGGGTAACATCATTGTTGGTAATATTATCAAATATGATACTGAAAAGGAAGTTCTCGTTGTAGATATCTATGAACGCTTCGCTGAAGTTATTGATTCTATTCAAAACCGAATTGCATTCGTATTCACTTCTTTTGACTCCGATAGCAAAGTTAATAAAATTAACCGTGTTATTATCGAAGAAGCTAAAAAATAAATTATATAAAAGGGCATATAGTTCATCTATATGCCCATCTACTTTCCTTAGTTAGGCTATAAGTGGGAATGTACATTTTCATAAAACGCTTAACAATTTAGTAACTAAGGAGGGATATACTTGGCTAAGGAAAAAGAAGTAAATTTGCTGGAACAGTATACGGAAGATATGAGAACGTATGCTATCTATTCAGCATTATATCGTGTTATACCAGACTTCCGTGATGGGTTTAAGTCTGTACAACGTAAAATTATTTATGCAATGCATAATGATATTAAGAGTGTCAAGACAGTTAAGTCTGCATCTATTGTTGGTGTAGTTATGGATAAGTATCACCCACATGGTGACTCCTCTATCTATATGACAATGAAACCTTTGACTAACTGGTTTGAAAACAATATTCCACTCATTGAAAAGCAAGGTAACTTTGGTAACTTTCAAGGTGATGATCCATCGGCTATGCGTTATACTGAAGCTAAACTTGCTAACTTCACAACCGATGTAGTTATCGGTGATTTAAAACAATCTAAACAAGTAGTAGACTGGGAGAAAAACTATAGTGAAACTTGTATGGTTCCAGAGTATTTAGCTCCTAATCTACCTATCTTATTAATCAATGGATCCTTTGGTATTACACCTGGTTTGAAAGTAGATATTCCTAAACACAATATCTCTGAAGTAATCGATGCAACTATCAAGCTCATTGATAATCCAAATGCTAAATTTGTATTAGTACCTGACACACCAATGGAGTGTGATATTATTGATACAGATTTCCAATCAATTTGTGATACTGGATATGGTAACTATAAAGTCCGTGGTCGTATCGATATCGGAGAGTTCCATAATAAACCAGCATTGTTTATTCGTAGCTTACCAGATTATGTATTCTTGAATACTGTAACTGATAAGATTGAAGAAATGATGGAGAAGAATGTATTAACTCAAGTACAATCCATCGAGCATAACTCAGATGGTGATGAGAAGATGGAATGTATTATCGTTCTTAAGAATGGTAGTGATCCAAACTTCGTTAGAGATACAATCTATAAGAATACACAAATTGAACGTGGTGGTCGTGTAAACTTTGAAGTAATCTGTGAACGTCGTATCGTTCGTATGAACTATCGTCAATACTTAACACGATTCATCGACTTCCGTAAGGTAACTAAACTTAGACTTTACTATAACCTATTGCAAAATACTATGACTGAATTCCATAAGTATGATGCATTAGTTAAAGTAGTATCTAGTGGTGATATCGATTCTATCATTGAACGTATTAAGAAGTCTAAAGGTAATGATGAAGAACTAATCATGGATATGGTTAAGAAGTTCAAAATCACTGATCTTCAAGCTAAGACTATTATTAATATGCCATTGAAGAATCTATCTAAACATAATCTAGCTAGATATAAAGCTAAAGTAGAAGAATTACTCAAGCTCAAAGAAATCTATCATAATAAGATTCGTAATGAGCATGAGCTTAATGAAGAACTTAAAGCTGAATTGAGAGACTTGAAACAAAAGTACGGTAAGAAACGTAATGCTAGAATCATCTCTCAAGCTGAAGCATCTAATATACCTGAAGGTGAATTCAAGATTGTTATCACTGAAGCAAACTATGTACGTAAACTTGGTTTGAATGATACAATCAGAGCCATCAAAGGTGATAACCCTAAATTGGTTATTAAGATTAGCAATACTGATAACCTAGTATTATTTGATGCTGGAGGAAAGTGCTATTCTTATCCAGTACATAAGATTCCATTATGTGACAAATCCAATTCTGGTATTGATATTAGAAACTTGAGTGCTAAGTTTACTTCTAATATTATTGCTATCTATCCAGAAAGCGTAATCAAACAATTAGCTGAGTCTAAACAAAAGATGTATGTGATGGTATTGAGTCATACTGGTTTCATTAAGAAAATGGAATTAGATGATTTCGTATCATTGACAGCTAGCGGTATCTTCTATACTAAACTAGACCAAGGTGATTTTGTTAAAACAATCATCATTGGTGGAGATGCATTAGATGTAATTACATTCTCTGATAAGAAAGCTTTACGATTCTCTGCTAAAGAGATTCCATTAGTACGTAGATCCGCTAGAGGTGTACGTTCTATTGGTGGTAAGACAGTTGAGTATGTAGATGGTATGACACTAGTAGCCGGTAAAGATATCACTGATGTAGTTGTAGTAACTAAGAATGGATATCTTAACAGATTCAATATTAATGCATTACCTCAAAGTCAACGTGCTAAGGCTGGTAGTTCAGTTGTTAAGTTATCTAAGACTGATAAGATCAATAGTATCCATATTGTAAATCAAAATGATTCTATTCGTTTGGTTACAGAGCATGGAACTACTGATGTTAAAGTATCAGATGTCCCTACAGGAAGTTCTATCTCTGCTGGCACTAAATGTATTAGTGGTAAAGACACTGTAGTTAAATCGATGATGATTAAATAAAGAAGAAGTCCCATAGGAGATTAACTCCTATGGGATAACTTTTATTTGGAGGAAGATATAATGAAAGTAAAATCAGTACCTTGGAAATTGAAAGATATGACTCCATATAGGAAGCATATTAGTAAACTAAAGCAATGTGATAAAGATATAGTATTTATCACTTTTGGAGTATATACTAAATCTTATTCTATTTAGGAGGAAGATATGTTTGATAGTAAATTATGGCAACTAAAATGGGATCTTAGAAATGTATCCCCATATTTAGTAAATAGTATTGAAGTTGATGGGAAATCTATTGATTCAGAGAAACTGTTTATCACATTTAGTTTGTTTGATAAACGGTATACTATACAAGTCACAGTTAATGAAATGACTGAATTATATGATATATCTGTATCTGAGTTTGGTTTTGGTATAATGCAAACTATAACTACAGAGGATGCTAAAGCATGTATAGAAGATATTCTTGCTAAATATACTAATCTAGATTTGATTGACTTGCATATACTTAATGATGTATTGAAAGACAGAATGTATTCGGAGATGTCTAATAATACAATATTAGTATTCTCACAAACAGGTCATTTCAATATTAGTGTCAGAATTGTAGATGGAGTATATGCAGTAGGAATACATGGTATGAATTACCAGTCAAAAGAATATAGATTTGATTCTGGGTATAAAACATTTAATTTTATAGCTAATATATACAGTCTATATCTAGATGAAGAATTTGAAGGCGCTGAAGATCTAATTAGTCTATATGCAGATCTATATTTGGAGCTTGGTAGTTCAAGATTATATATAGATAAAGATGAGGTATCTGATTGTAATATAAATATAGTGTATTTCTTAAAAACATCAGAACCAGCTAAATTGAACTTCAATAAATTTGACTACGGTGATGACCAAATTCAATGTGTTATCTGGGAAGATGAATACAATGTAAAAGATTGTGACACTAACTGTGTGGTTAGATCCCCAGAAGATGCAGCAGAGTGGGCTAAAAATGTAGTGGAATCTTATAATAGAGGTGAATAAAATGGCAGTACCTAACGTAATAACTAGACTTGTAGATCAATTAAAATATATCTATAAGGATGTAAACACAAGCGTATTGGTAGACTATAATAACGCTGAGATATACTATAGCTATCTAGCTAAAGGTAATATGTGTACTCATAAGATTACTGTATCGCCAAATAAGTTTACAATTAGAGGTAAGAAATTTGATGAAGATAAGTCTCTAATAGAGATTGATACTAGCTTTAAAGATTCAGAAGAAGCAGTAAATTTCATTCGGCATAATATTGCATGTGATTTGAAATTAATTGATACGAATATCATTACACTATTGACTGAATTATGTAATAGAGCATATGATGCAGTATTTGAGCATAACTCATATGCTAGTGTAATCCATATTGATATGGATTCTACTAGCAGTCTTGCTATCAGATATAATACTCATAATAATATTGATAGATATGAATGTACAGTAACCCATAATGGATTCACATCTGATGTATTATGTCTAAATAATTCATTTGATGTATTATGCTGGGTTAATGAAGTCTTTGAACTTAAACTACATCCCGATGAGGATAATATTGAGTTAATCAATCTATTCCAAATGCTCTATAAGAAATATCTATATAGAGTAGTTGTAGACTATGATGAATATGATAACCCAGTTATCGATCTTCTACCATACTTCGGTGTGGTATTCAATCGTTATAGTAAGCTAGACTTCAATGATAATAAGATCCAATGTGTAATGTATGATTCAAATGGTCCAATAGATGAAGATGGACTCAATCTATTAGCAGCTAACTCTAAAGAGGCAATGAATTGGACTATTGCTAAGTTTACTCTCTTAGAAAGGATTGAAGAATAATGAGTGAAGGCAATTTATATACTGTATATCATGACTTGCGTAACTTCTTACCTGGCACTAAGCCTATGGTAGTTAACCAATATGATAATACATACATTCTGGCTCATATTATAGCAGAAGATAGTATTAATGTATTAAAGATAACTCAAGATGATGGATTATACTGTATAGAATTATCAAACTTTAAAACTGGTTATAATCGTGCCCTTGTAACTAGAGATCCATTTAAATCTGTAGAAAATCTATTTATCGAGTTTAATGACCTAGATAGTTTATCTATAGAATCATTAAATGCAGTTGTAACACATGATCTTGGTAAATTCACTAGAGACTTCACTAATGATCACATCGTTTACAATATCAGAGGATATATCATAGATGTGAAACTTATTGATGAGTCATTTGAAGTAACTTTATCTAAATTTGATTATACATCTAAACCTTATAGATTTGGTAATGCATATGAGGTATTTAGATTCTTGACATTTATCATTTTACAATATATCCAAATGTATTTCAATGACCGAAATGATATGATGCTAGATTTGATTCTAGATTTATATACAGAGTATGGTTATAAGAATATATTCATTAGAGATAATGATGTTGAAGATGATAACGGAGAAGATGTATCTATAAGATTGATTACTCCTAATGGAGATATGTACTTTACATATGATGATGGTAAGATATATTGTGAATTCTATCAAGAATTAGATTCTGAAAGAATCTACCATAATAACACCCTAGATACATGTGATGATGTATTAGATTGGATTGCTAGAAAAAATAAATAATATCAAGAGAGGTAGTTAAACTACCTCTCTTTATTTTTTTTGTAAAATACAACACATCTAACACATAAGTAGTGTATAGCAGTAGCAACTTATGGATATTTTACTAAATTCTCCTTTGTAAAAATATTATTCTACGAAACAACCCTCATGTGATGCTATACGAAAAATTCCCCTATGGAGCTTAGACTCCATAGGGGATAATTTTTATCATGGTAAAATAAGTTTTCTTAAGGATTCATAAGATAATAACTCTAAGTCACGTTTATTGCGTAGAACGTATCTCCATACATTAGCATTAGCCACATCAGCCAATGGAGGTAATGCACGTTTAGAATCATTCTCTTCAATACGGTCTTCTAAGTATTGTGCATATTTATCTTCAACAGCATTCAAGTCTTTAATAACTTGATTGATTTCTTTATTGTTATTAGAGCTATCTTTAAGTTCTTTAGATAATGTAGCTACCATACCACCAATACGTCTAGCAGATTGGATACCATGAGCTTTTGGATCGAATAAACCAATTATCATATATAATGGAACTGTCCACCATCTTTGAAGCATTTTAATTGCAGGGGATTGATTAAGCATATTACCTTCAATCTTACCTAGAGCAGATGCTAACTCTGGTGCATAACCATAGATAGTAGAGAAGCTATCGGAACGTTCTTCTTCTGGATCATGCAATTGAACACGAACGAATACGTTTTTGAATTTCTCTTCAACTAATCTAAATAACTTATTACGTCCTTCTGGAGTAAGAAGCATATCTAAAGATGTAATAGCAGTCACTGTGCCATCCATCATAGATGCAAATAAAATCAATACATTAAAGAATACAAAGATCCACATCATTCCAGGTACTGTTAAGTATACAAAGATCTTAAGAGTATTTAAGATTCTTTGACCATCAGTTACATCTGGACCATTCGCAATCTTGAAAGCTTTTTGTACGTCTAATACACCATCAACTAAGATTTGTAGTAGTTTAGTATTAAGATTAATGATATTGGTTCTTAAGCTAAAGTGATGACCAACTTCATGTAAGGTAATAGCAACCAATTCTGCTGGAGACAATACACCACTTAATATTCCACGAGTATAGTAGATATATACCTTATACTCATTATTTGGTTGTAGTTTATATTCACCATTCTTAATAGAAATCTTTCTAGATTCATCATAGTCACAGAAAGTATAAGCATTCAATTCATTTACAGTATTATCAATAAGAATAGTAACTTTATGGAAACCAAATTTCTTTTCTAAGATCTTCTCGATCTTAGAGCAATTATAGTTTCCTTTTTTATTAATAAGATTTTTAAACTCATCTTCAAGAGCTTTAGTATCTCTATCTTTACCAAAGTACTTTTCTTCTATAGGTACTTGGATTTCTTTTTTCTTTACAGATTCAGCAAAAAACATTATTTTCTATGCTCCCTTGGTTTAATTAAGATTATACTTAATTTATTGTTGAAGGGTATAGAAAAGTAGCGAGTCTGTTACAGGTTAATAAGAAGTGTGGGTATATATTATATCTGTGTAATGATATATCCAAGTTTATATTTAAGGAGGTAAATGGATATGATATTTTTTAAAGAAAAGAGGATACTTAAAGAGATCGAAAAGATGAATTCGTATTTTAACGATCGTCTTAATGAACAAGAGGAAAGAATTAATAGAATAAGTGTAGAGGCAAACTCTAATTATTCTAAAGGCTATATAAATGATAGAAATATAATAGAGCTTGAGGAAAGAATTTATAGATTGAATGAAGATTTTAAATTTATTATTTATACTGATATACTAATCATCATTCTATTAACTATATTTATTGGTATTAATATATATTTACTTATACACTAGGAGGAAGTTATGGAAAGTTTAGAAACTAAGATAAAGAGATATGAAGAATTACAAGAGGCATTTAATAATAAAATGGAAGAGTTAGATCTCGAAGCCTGTGATAGATTGGTAGAGTTATTGGGAATCTTTACTATCAGTCCAGTTAATAAAGAGACTATTAAGATCTTTGAAGATGTATGCTGTAAGTTAGATGAAGTATCTGTATCTGTAATGAAGCATAAGATTACTAATTTTAAAGATTATAAAATTTATGGTACGTTCTTAAATAATGCTCTTAAAGATAAAAAGAGTAATATGATGCTTAAACGTATTATTATGCTAGTTAATGATAACGCTAGATATGATGTTAATATTGAAAAAGAATTTGATATTAATAAATACATCTATGAATATCAACTTGAGCTACGAGGTGAGCTAATACGTAATATGAATGAATTGGCTTGTGAAAGTAATCCTTATAGAGATTATTATGATTCTATGCAAGACACTGAAATATTAACTGGTACTCTAAAGGCAATATTAGCATCTTCCAGTACATTAGATTTAGGTAATGAAGAAATTATTGATATTGCTAATATTAAAATTAATGCAGTATTCCCATATGATAAGAATGTAGTTAATAGAATTGCCGAATACTTTGACTTGAAAGAATTTGGTTGGGAGGATAAATAATGATCGAAATGAAGATACCAAATCAGACTATGACAATAACTGATTCATTTACAAGTACTATTAAAGATATTGGTACTGATATTGGAAATCTACAGGAGTCTGCACGAAAGACTGACTCTAATATTATTGATATTCATAATGAGATCAATACATTGAGACGCCAAAATAAAGCTCTATCTGATAAACTAGCTGATAGTAGATCTAGAATAGTTATATTAGAAGAAAACTATAATTCTATAGTAGAGGACTTATCTCAAAGTACTAAGATAGATTTGTTTATCTATACTACATTTGCGATATGTATTGCAGTTTTAGCTTATGAAGTTTATATTCTAACTCACTAGGAGGTTTATAACAATGGAAGTAACAAAATTTGAAAAGTATATTGAAGTGATTAGAAATAGCAAAGATTATAAGTTAACTCTTGCTACTATTAATCGCTATCTATTGGAGATGCAAAGTCTATTGATTCATGCAGACTTCAATAAACGTATGAGTGAATTTAACTTACTCATTCTTATTCCAGAGAATGATGATGCGGTAAATATCTTTGAAGGATACTCTGGACTTAAGTTATTAAATAAAGAAGATATTATTGAACGTTTGACCGCATTCAATGAATATAAATATGAACGTATCTATGGTAAGTTCTTCAATGATGTAATTACTAATAAGGGATTATATAATCAATGTGAAAACATATTAGGGCTATTACCATTCTTAGAAGATAATACATTAGAAGAAAATATCTACAATCTTCAATTCAGTCTTCGTAGAAAGTTAAATGAAATCTTAACTAATCTAGATTACAATAATGCTGAAGCTGATGAAGAATTACTAAATGTAATTGGACGTCTTATGGGTGATAAGAATCTTGAGTGTATGAAAGAGATTCTACAAAAGAAAGATCTTGATGTAGAAGATTTGAAATTCTTATCATTCAATGATATTAATAATATTAGAATCTACTTCGATTTAGAAGAGTTTGTAGACTAGGAGGTTACACATGTTAAGATTTATTAAATTAGAAGATGCAAGAATTGATATTAATCAAATTAAGTCTTATTCTTATAGAGATGGATCTCTTTTCATTGAAACAGAGAATGATTACTTTTCTTATGATAAGAAAGATATCCCTGAATTGGATGAAGTTGTGGACTTAATGGATGCTAACTTATGTTTAAATCATCCAGTTAATGCTATCATCGAGGAGGAAGAATAATGTATACACAAGAAGCAATCAATAATAATCGTATCAATACTAGAAACAAGTACTACCGTGCATTAGTAGACTATAAATATAATAAACTTGTAAGTGATTATAGAAATATTACTTATGCTTTAACTAATCCTAACTTGACTAAGAAGGATTTATACTATCTTACAACTATTATAGAAGAGCATAAGAATAAAATCATGAATGAAGAGAGTGTATCTTGTCTTGATAGTGAGATGATTACATTAGATCATAAGAAATTGACTATTAATATCATTAATAAAGATGATACTGATATTGATGATATTGTATATACTCTTAAAGAAGATGTAGTCGAAATCATTCTAGAAGCTATTGTAAATATTAATGCTAATACTTTTGCAACAGATTATATGCTTGATAGTAATATGAGTCCTATACCATATAGAAAGGTATCTAATAATGCATTGCTATATAATAGCATAGAAGCTGTTAATCTAATGAGTAATATCTCAGTAGGTAATACTGTTGGTCATAATATCGATAAAGATAATCATAAGTTATTCTGTATCGAAAGAATTCTTAAAGGCAGAATGACTAAACATAATGTATTATTCTTATTAGATACTTTTGATGAAACAGATCCAGTTAGATACTACATTAAGAAAATTAGTAGAGCATTGTTAGAATCCCCTGATATGATACATTCAGTTAATGCTAGAGTCAAGTCTATCAAATTTAAGAAAGGTTATAGTATTAAAGCTGTAGAAAATAGTGCTATTCGGGTAATGTCTAGAGTATTTGATGATATTAAACTTGATCTTGAAGCAGTAAACTATGCATTGACTTTATTCAAAGAAGAGAATAAAGATACTTATGGATTACCAAAAGAGGCAGTAGAATTCTTAGACTACTTCTATAGAGGAATTTTAGCTGGATATCTACCATATAAGATGATTTATCTAGATGGTGATATTGGATGTAACTATCTGCTTAATCTTATAGCTGATCCTAGTATTGATAACCCATCCGTTGATGATTATAAGAAACAGCTAGATCAATTAACATATGAATCTATAGTTGATAGTATTATTCGATACCATGAAGATAGAGTACTATAGATGATTAAGAAGAAGGGAATATCTCCCTTCTTCTTTTTTTGTTAATTTAGCCATTTTGAACAAACTAATAATCAGAAAGGCGGTATATAATGAAAAATACAGAAGCTATCGTAAAGAAGATATACCCTATAGTGGAAACACAGATTAAGAAGAATCTGTCTAATTATAAAAGATATCTTGGTAAGTTTATATCTGATAGATCTGAAGATCTTTATGATATAGCACCATATAGAAGAATCTATTTTACTCCTAAAGATGAAGAGGAGTTATTCAATACACTAAAGATTGATAAGAAAGTTATCTCTAATTTTATGGAAGATACATACTATGCTAAGATTGCATCATTCAATCCAGCTGCAGCTAAAGATGAATGTACTATAGTCTTACTATGCTTAGTTAGATATTTCTGGAAAGCTAGAGACTCTAAGATGTTAGATATGGCTATAGTTAATATGGCATTCTCTGGTAAGTTCTATCCATCTATTCATTATGGTTTCTTTAAGAAAGTTCAACCAGTTGAATATAAATGGGTAATGGACTATGTAGTCAATAATATGCTTACAGGTAAGTTTGATCTTAAATCTAAAGGTAATGTAATCAATGCAGTTAAGTCCATTTCTAATACTTGGTTAGATACTTATACTGATAGATTTAAAGACTTTGAAGATGATGATTGTGTATATTTAATCCAACAACTCCATGGTCGTATTAAATCCTTCATGAAGAATATAGCTAGTCTATATTATGAAGCATATGAAAATAAATCTCAATATATTACATATGCATCTGATGATTATTCCGATACAGGATATCGTCTTGCAGATACAGATAACTTAATGGCGGAACGTATTGTAGATAAAGCTGTAAGTCAAATTACAACTCTATCTGTAAACTATAAGTTCTGTAAGATGTCTGCAGATGCTTTAGTTAAGACTGATGAGATTAAAGATATCATTGAGTATATTGTAAAGAATGATACTAAACAGAACTCAGAGATTAGAGAGTTTGTTAGTCTTATAGTATATACATACTTTGCTCAGTCTAGAAATAAAGATGTACGTACAGCTGAGTTTATTAAGTTCTCTATTCAACCTAAACCAAATACTAAAGATCCTAATATGCTACGCATTAAGGATATTACAGAGAAATGGTTAATGGAATCCTCTAAACGATATATCCATAGACGTAATAGATTGGCTACTAAGAATAGTTACCATAGATCAGTATTGATGTATTTCACATTATTGATTCATTACAGTGCATTATAAAATAACCCCCTTAGGATCTTTGTTATCCTAAGGGGATATAATTGTATATTATAACTGTGATAGATGAATATATTATTTAGTTAAGCCGCATGGCAAGAAAGGAATCTATCATGGAAACAACTAACGTAATTAACTTAACACCTCACACAGTAACAGTATTCGATAGTGATACAATCGTATTATCTATTGAGTCTTCAGGTGTTGCTCGTGTGTCTGCTACTACTAATGTAGTAGGTCAGATTAGAGTAGGTGATGTAATTGTACCACGTACACATACAGTATATGGGCAGGTTGAAGGGCTACCAGCTCCAACACCTGGCACTGTATATATTGTATCTGGTATGATTATTTCTGCATTAGCATCTCAAGGCATCCATCGTGATGATCTATTTACTCCAGGCTTACAAGTCCGTGATGAACAAGGTCGAGTAATCGGCTGTCGTTCTTTGGATAACTAATTTCATAGCCCTCTATTGAGGGCTTTATTTTTTAGGAGGATTGAAATGGAAGTATTTAAATATTGGGACCAAGTTGGTACAATGGGTCAAATAGAAACTTATGTAGAGCATCATGATAATAATAACTGGAACTGCGAACCAGTTAAGCTAGATGCAGATGCATTCTATCTTGTTGGATATATTGATGGGAAGGAGAGTATATTCAGTCAATATCTTTCTGAAGAGTATACTAAGAAAGAAGTTAATGATATATTGAATGAAGTATTCTCTACACGGAATAGAAAGGATATAGTTGTTGTATACATCAACAGTCAAGATCCTAAATTTGGTAGAGCAATACAAATGCTAGTTAATCGCCTTCACCTCGAAGGTTATGATCAGGTTTATCTTAACTTTATAGTAAGAGAACCATGGTTTTGGGAGACAGTAGAGGCTTTATAGCCTCTACTTATTTTTTTTGTAAATTTTAGTCATCTTGAACAATTTATTAAATCAAAGGAGGCTAATATGACTAAACAACGCAAACAGGCTGAAGAGCTTGTATATAAAGTAATGGATGCTTTAGATCCATCTAAGAGTATGTCTAAATATTATGCTGCTCTATTTAAAGACATGAATGATAAACAGTTCTTAGACTATATATCTAAGAAATACCCATATAGATTCCAAACACGTATCTTTAAGATTGAACCAACTTTCGTAGAAATTGAAAAGGCTGCTAATATCTTAGGAGTTCCTTTAATGGAAAAGGTAGCCACACCAGATCTATATATAAATAAAGATGGCGAACCAGTATGGACTAAAGAAGCACTAGTGGTATATCTTCATTTGAAGAAAATGAAACAGTTCTTAACTAAGAAGAACTCTATCTCTACTAATATTGCTTCTCGCGATAATAAGACTGGTCGTCTTGTAGGTCATGATAAGAATGGTGCTACATCCGACCGTGAAATGGAATCACTTGTAGTATCTGGTATGGATGATACATTAAAGGAATTCTCTCGTGCACGTGCTGACTCAGTAGAAGCTAAGCAAGCTATGTATAATACTATCTCTGCACTTGGTACAGTATCCTTAGAAGATATCCCTGAAGATAAGACTGATGTATTATCTAAGAATATGATGAACATATATATGCTTGGATCTCACATCAATACTAACTTGATTAATATTGATAATATGACTCCACAAACTTTAAGAGATAAAACAGTTTCTAGACGTCAATAAACAAATACCCCCTAGGATTTCTATGATCCTAAGGGGTATACTTTTGTAAATTATATTATTTATAACTGTATCATGGACTACTCATAGCTAGATGAGTAGTCCATAACACAATCTCTTATTTCCATATTTTAAAGGAGGTAAACATGATTGTACAATCATAGAATACTCACAACAACAGTAAAAGTATTTAAACTTTTACTAATATGTTTAAAAGTTATATATTATAATAGTGAATGTTAATGGTATAAAATTATACTATAAGTAAACATTAGGATAAATGTATTCTTATTTTAATTAAAGGAGAATAATATGGAAAAGAAAATCGGCGTGTTACATGAAATCGGTGACCTTGGTTTAGGCTTCGATGAAGTACCACAAGAACAAGAGCAAGCTTTAAAAGAGCAAATGCAAGATCAACAAAAAGAAGACAAATAGTCTTGCAATGCGATGGGGCGTAATACTCCATCGCATTTACATTGTATTTTAAGATTATAAGGACGGTGAAGGATAATGGTTAAGAAACTCACATTATTATGCATCGCCATATTGGTATCTATATTACCAATAAAGGCACTAGAGAGTGATCGTCAGAATGATGACACATTAGACGTTGTAATGCAATTCATAGTTAAGAATAACGATGACTATAGTGACAAAGTAAACAATCTTATCAATAATGATAAAGATAAGAAAGATAATGAACGTATGCAAAAGAAAGAAAATGTGGATCCAAATACTGCTAGAGTATTGAATCAATACGTTCAAGTAGCTAAGCAAGAAGCTTTAAGACAAGCTGCTGCTAAAGAAGAAGCTAATAAGAAAGCTAACTCAAGATACTATGTAGATCAAAATTCAGACTTATCTAATAAGTCTACTTATGTAACTACAGAAGATATGAATAATATCATTAGACACTTTGACCCAAGCGGTACATCCCCATTCCAAGGTCAAGGTGATATATTTATTGAAGCATCTAAAGAATCTGGACTAGACCCAATCTACATTTTTGCCCATGCATCATGGGAATCTGATTATGGTAGATCATATCTAGCCAGAGATAGAGGTAACTATTTTGGCATTAATGCTATTGATGCTAATCCTAATGCGGCTCATCATATGGGCAATACTGTTTATGATGGTATTGTCAATGGTGCTGTATGGATTAGTAAAAATTATTACCAGGAGGGACAAACAAGTTTAAACTCAATGATCTACGGTCATAAGAGATATGCACAGGCTGCTGGAGCATGGATTAAAGGTGTTAATGGAATTATGTCTGAATCCTATTCATACTTAAGACAGTCTCGTGGTATGTAGATTATAACTAAAAGTGATACATTAAGGTAATCGTTGGATAGGCTTTAATTAGTCTATCCAATATTATATATATTTTTATAATGAAGGAGAATTTATTATGAAGGCTAAATTAATTGGTATTGGTGCTGCTGGTAATAAAGCAGCTATGGCGGCTATCGAGCAAGGTGTATTTAGAAGAGATGAAGTACTTCTTATTAATACAACTCGCAAAGATATGAAAGATGAATATGATGATATCAATGTAATCATTGGTGGTGGTATGGGCGGTTGCGGTAAAGAACGTGGTCGTGCTAAAAATATCACAATTGAATCCCTTAAATCTGAAAAACTTAAAATTGATGCTTTCCCAGATCCTACCGATGATGCAGTAGTAATTGTATCTTCTTCTGAAGGTGGTACTGGTTGTGGATCTTCTACAATCTTAGCGAAATATATTCGTGAAGTATTGAATATGAATGTCCATCTAGTAGTATTCACTGGCTTCGAAGATGATGCTCGTGGGTTACAAAACACTGTAGAATATTTCCAAGAACTTCAAGATAACTATACAGTTGAAGCTATCAGTAATAAGAAGTTCTTATCCTCTAGTAAGAATAAACAAGAAGCTGAACGTAAAGCTAATGATGAATTCTGTATTCGTATGCGTACATGGCTTGGTTTAGACTTAGTTGATTCTGATCAAAATATCGATGAAACTGACTTGTATAAGATCTCTACAACTCCTGGTTTCATGACAATCGAAACAGCTTACTTTGATGGTATTAAGAAACAATCTGATTTGGATAAAATATTCGAAGAAATGATTTATGCTACAAAGAGCTTAGATTTCACTCCAACTGCTAGACGTATTGGCGTATTCATGTATGCATCTGAACGTACTCAAAACGTTGGTTTCGATAATGCTAAAATCCGTGAAGAACTTGGTGAACCATTTGAGTTCTTCACTCACATCCAAACAGTACCAGCTGGTCAAGAACGTGTATGTATCATGGCTTCTGGTATTAAACTTCCTACAGAAGAAGTTGAAAAGATTTATAATGAATATAAAGCTAGAACTTCTAATGTAGATAAAAAGAAAGATGGATTCTTTGACCAAATTGGCGGTATGAAGATGGAAGAAGATGATGATATGTTTAACCTATCTAATTCTGCTATCAAGAACCCTACAGTTAAAGTTAAAGAAAACTTCTTTGATTCTGTAAAAGACGACGTTTTAGTTATCAAAGTAGATGGTAAGAAAGGTAATAAATCTTCCAAGATTGATGACTTCGAAGAACGTTATTAAGAAAGGAAGCATATATGGGTCTATTTGATAAATATGTAAAACCCAGTAGAGTTTACGCAGAGGACGTTCCGTTCTCTGCAGTAATCAAGAAATCTGCTGAGACTATAGTGAATGAATTGGATACTTTAGATTGGACTAATCATGATATCGCATATAGGTATTTTGAAGATAACTTATCCGATATCATTTACTATCTAGGTGAAGGTGTTAAACCAATCTCTAGATGCTTATATATTAAGTTTGAACCATGGCAATATATTGCAATGATTATGGTTCAAAATCGTCCACAACTTGCTGAAGATAGAATTCGTGTACTTAATAATGAGATATATGAATTATTTGAAGTTATCAATGAATCAGCATTTGATCCAGATAGATTTGGTAAGACTCTTACAGCGTTATATAAGATCTCTAAGGTTATCAATGAACGTATCTACAAGAAGTTAGACTATGTAGACTGCACTAATAAGCAGTTGAATACAATACTTTCTGTAGCACGTTATTCTAGTAAGAGTGAGACAATTAATATTAGTCGTGTTAATACTTCAATCATGAGATATATGGACCCATCTCAAACATGTGAAGAAGACTTAATGGATCTATATGGCGAACTCTTCTATGAGAATTTTGAGGAGTTCTTTGTAACTTCAATGCTAGAATCTGGTGAAGATCCTAAGATTAATACATATACTAAGAACTGGATGTTTGACTTAGAGACTAATGCTATGCTATTCATGTTGAATGAACGTCCTATGACAGTCATCAAACGTGTATTAACCAAGTATAGTCAAGAATGTCTACGTCTACAAAAAGTTCGTAAAGATGTACGCTGCTCTATGTTAGCTTTATCTGCAGATTATGATAAAGTCTTATATATAGCCGAAGAACTTAAAGAGCAAGGACTCTATATATTCTAAACAACTATCCCAAGGTAGTTTAACTACCTTGGGGTATTTTATTTTTTTACTTCTCCTGGAACTTATTAGTAACTTATAATAATATTTTTTAGGAGGATTTTATTATGGGCTTATTAATTGAACGTGTAGCTGAGGTAACTGGCTACTCTCCAGAGCAGGGTCTATATGACGTTGCATATCCAACAGGATTTTTAAATTTTGATTCCCTAAATGGCTATAAGCTAAACTGTTATAATGACAAAGGTGAGATTACACCTGTAACACATCGAGGTATTCTTGATGGGTCTTATAACTTACTTATTGGTCGCTCAGGTTCAGGTAAATCTACATTTGCAGTACAAGCGGCGGCTAATATTATTAACCAATTCCCAGATGCAGAAATGGTTATCCAATCCATGGAAGGTGGTATTACAATTCCACGTTTGGAAACTTTAACTGGTTATATTGGTCAAGACCTATTCAATCACGTTTCTATTAAGAATAGCGGTATCACCGCAGAGTCTATCTATGATGATATCTATACTATCTATGAAACTAAATTAAAGAATAAAGATAAACTTATGTATGATACTGGTATGAGAGACTCTACTGGTAATCCAATTACTAAGTTTATCCCAACTGTTATGATTATTGACTCTATTGCATTATTAGCTCCAGAACGTATTGCAGATAAAGGTGAATTATCTGGTCAAATGGCGGCTACTGCAATGGCTAAAGCAAATACATCTCTCCTTAAAGGTGTAATGCAATTAATCAAAGCAACTAATATTATCTTATTAGTAATCAACCATATTACTGAAAAGATTGAAGCTAGTGCATTTATGCACACTAAAGGTCAATTGATGTATCTTAAACAAGGTGAGTCTTTACCTGGTGGTAGAGCTGTAACCTATTTAGCAAATAACATCATTCGATTCGATGACAGTAAACTTAAAGAAGAGACATTTGGGTTCTCTGGTTCCCAAGTTGATATCTCTTTAGGTAAGTCTCGTACAAATAAAGCTGGTAAATCTACACCATTGATCTTCTCTCAAGATTATGGTTTCGATCCACTTTATTCTCTAATGGTTATGCTTAAAGATGCTGGTAAGATTGCCACTAAAGGCGCTTACTTAGAATTAGATGGCTATGATACTAAGTTTAGAACTCGTGATTTCAAAGAGTTCTTTACAGAAAAAGAAGACTTCCGTATGCAATTCTTACGTTTGGCTCGTGAAGTAATGGATGAATTGATTGCTCCAGTACCTACAAGTGGTCAGGTTACAAATGCATCTATTACGAAAGACCTTATTGCGTCCTTCAGAGCATTGGAAGATTAAGTTATATATTATAAAGGTGATACAGAAGAGTATTGATTACTCTTCTGTATTTCATTTTATAATATTTTTAGAAAGGAGACACAATGGCGAACACATTGATTCTAGACGACGAGATTAATCGTGCTAGACAAAGAATTCAGATTCCAGAACAAGTACTAGGGAAAGAGTTAATTCAACCATTCCCAGCTAGTAGTTCTGGTAGTCGAAAGATTATGTATAGTGTCCATTCAGAGCAATCTATGGCACTATGCTATCCAGAAGTCCCATTCATTCAAACTGGCTTTGAGAATGAATTTGGACATCGCTCCACATCTTTCCAACAAGCTGATCAACGTAAGACTGTATTAGCTAGAATAGAAAGATATGCAATGACCCCAGGTCATGAGTATTATCTTATCGTCCATAATGAAGAGACAAATACTTTAGATATTCTTCATAAGTTGGACTATAAGTATATCACAGAATCCTTTGGTTATGAGATTAATAACTCAGTTCTAAATAATCTTGTCGTAGGCAGTGTTATTGAGAAAGGAGACGTTATTACAAAATCTAAAGGGTTCGATGAGTACAACAACAGGATGGATGGCATCAATGTCTTATTAATGTATATTGCAAAGAATAAGACAACAGAAGATGCTATTGAGATTAGCGAGTCCTGTGCAAAGAGATTCAAATCACCACTAGTTAAGAAGATCTCATTCATGATCAATGAAAATGATATCTTACTTAATCTATATGGTAATAAGGATATCTATAAGGTTATCCCTGATATTGGTGAAGAAATCAAAGAGGGTATCTTAGCTGCAGTACGTCGAGAAAATAAAGAAGAAGCATTATTCTCTCAAGTATTCAATAAGCTTCAAGATATCAATATGTCTGATGAGAAGATTACATCTAATGGTCGTGTAGTTGGTATTGAAATCCATACTAATAACCCAGACCTAATGGAGAACTCCATCTACAATACTCAGCTTAATATGTATTATCAAGACAATAAGCGATTCTGTGATGAGTTAATCCATACAGTACATAAACTTCAGGCAAACTATAAATGTGAGTTAGGATATGATCTACAAAAACTTATGCATACAAGTAAGCAAATCTTGGATGGGGTTAAGTTCAATATAGACAGCAATGTATACTCTAACTTACAAATGGATGTATATATCCTAGAAGAGAATGAACTCCATGTTGGTGATAAACTAACTAACCGATATGGTGGTAAAGGTGTTATTTCTAATATCTTACCTGATGAACTTATGCCTCAAACTGAGGATGGTCAAAGAGTAGATATGAAATACAACCAAGCAACTGTAGTCAATCGGTTGAATCCATCTCAGTTATTTGAAATGGAAATCAACTCCGCATCAGCTGCTGTAGTTCGTAATCTTAATAAGCAAGACACTAATGGATCTCTTAAGAAGATTATCAAATTTGTAAGCTTCTTTAGTCCAAGTCAAGCTAAAGAAATGGAAGCATTTGTTAGTAACAGTAATCCATCAGTTCGTATGGAGTATCTAAACTCTATTATCGAAGATGGTAATATTACTATATCAATTCTACCAATGCAAGAACCAGTTACTATTGAAACTTTACAAAAAGTTCTAGCTGAGTTCCCAGAAACAAGACATGGGTATGTATATACTCCTATGCTTGATTCTTCCAATCAAGGTATTAGATTAGTTAAATCTTTAAGACCTGTACTTGTAGCTAAACAATACGTATGTCGTTTGAAACAATATGCAGAAGAAAAGTTCTCAGCAACAAGTATGTCTTTCAGTAATAACAAAGGTGAAAATAGCCGTAATAAATCTGCTGGTCTATATAAACCTGTATATACTAATACACCTATCCGACAAGGGGAGATGGAAATTAGTGCATTGACTCACATTGGTGATGATATCAATGTAATTATGTTGATGCTCTATAGTACAGCTCCTATTGGACGTAGATCTATCAAAGATCTATTGACTAAGAATCCTAATGATGTGGATATTACTTTATCTGCAGATGCTAAATCTAGATCTGCTGAGATTGTAAATGCATATCTTAAGGCTATTGGTCTAAAATTAACATTTGAGAAGGTTCCGAAGAAATATCAAGAAGCATTATTGTATGATATTCCAGATGAAGATTTCTATACACCTGCAATGCTCGAAGATTATTCTTATCTTAAAGCTCTAAGAGAGAATGATAAGTCTAAGATGACTATTACAGTTAAAGAATTCAATGGCAAATATTATCCAGTATATGATAACTTTGTTGAACCTGGTATCCCAGCTATCATGGAAGGAGCTATGAGTAGTGAACCTCCAGAAGGTTATAGTGAAACAGATTCCTTATGGGTAACTAGGGGTATTAAGTACTTTAATAAATAAGGAGGCAATCATGATTTTAAGAGATCTTTATACGACTCTCTTACGTGGTAGTCTTGATAACGTCTTTGAAGACGAGAATTTAAGATTGATTAATGAACGGACTTCAGTTTTGTTGAATAAACCAAACTGGACCATTCAAGATATAGATGATGCTGATACAATCTTACGTATCAGCAATGTCTTATATAATAATACAGATCTAGCTGTATTGCCATTAGAAGATGGTGTTTATGATTTACTCTTAGAAGCTTATAAGAAATACAATCCTAACTTCCAAGTTGGGTCTGATGTAGTTCACTTTAAGCTCCAAGGTAAAGGTAAGGCTACAAGTAATGAAAGTTATATTGAAGCTATAGTATCTTATCCGAAGGAAACTAATGATACTCTATATAGAGATACATTTATTGAAGTTCCAACGAATAGATGGCAACCTGCATTGGATTCTAATCATGCTACAGTATCAGATAGAGGTAGAGATACAGCTCATAAATATCCTCAATTAGTTGGTACTCTAGATAAGTGTAAGTTTGTATTAGAATCTGATGCAAAGAAAGCTTTTGTAGATAAAGATCCAAAAGTAAAGATATTTGAAAGAGACTTCTTAGCTAAACATGTCATGATGGGATTGATTAACTATCAAACTCCATTTGAGATGGTAGCAGAAATCAAATACGATGGATTATCTGTAGAAGCTGAAGTAAATAACAAAGTAGTCAGTGCTAGAACTCGAGGAGATTTAGATGCTGACTTAGCTACAGATTTGACTGATATCTTATATGGTTATAGATTTCCTAATGAGTTATCCGATAATGAAGTTATCGGTATGAAATTTGAGGCAATCATTACTAAAGAAGATCTAGTTAGATTCCAGAATGCTACTGGTAAGACTTATAAGAATATGAGAACCGCAATAGCTGGTATTATAGGTTCAGCTAATGCTAGAGATTATATTGACTTCATTACGTTAGTACCATTAGCAACTTCTTTAGACTTCAATAGTCGTATAGAAGAACTAGAATTCATGAATAGATACTTTGCTACTAAAGAACCTAACAGATATAGAATCATTCAAGGTTATTATAGCAACGTATTATTCCAAGTAAATAAGTTTGTCCAAGATGCTGATTGGTTTAGAACTTATATGCCATTTGCTTATGATGGTATTGTGGTATCTTATACTGATAAGAATATTATTCAAGCTCTTGGTCGTGAGAATCATGTGAATAAGTATAGTATTGCAATCAAGTTCAATGCTATGGTTAGATCTACAAGATTCCGTGGTTACCAATATACAGTTGGTAAAAATGGTGTTATTACACCGATGATTATGTTTGACCCAGTGGAATTCAATGGTACAGTCCATAACTTAGCTAGTGGTCATTCATATGAAAGATTCAAAGCATTATCATTAAGATACAATGATATTATTGATGTGACTTATGTCAATGATGTAATGCCATATGTATCTAGACATGATTGTGTAGAGAATGATAATAATCCAAGACCTATGGAGGAATTCATCGATAATTGCCCTGCCTGTGGTACTCTACTGGTAGAGTCCTATAGCGGCAAATCTGTGTCATGTCCTAATCCCAAATGCATTGGTCGTGGTATTGCTAGGATGGCAGATATGCTTAAAAAGATTAACTTTAGAGATTTCTCTGAAGCTACAGTTAAGGATTTAAGTATAACTTCATTCACTGATCTTCTTAATATTACACCAGATAGATTAGCTATCTTAGGTGATGTCAATAGTAAGAAGTTCATGGAGCGGGTAAACGAACTAAAGACAAAGCAAGTATATGATTATAATATCATTGGTGCTCTTGGCTTTACAGATATTGCAATCAAAACTTGGAAGATTGTACTTCATGCTTTGAAGATAGAAGAAGTATTAAACTTACCTGATAGTGAATTGCAGACTAAACTCATGAGATTAAAAGGGATCGGTAAAGTTGCAGTAGAGACTATTCTGAATGAACGTGAAGTCTTTGCTGAAGATCTCATTACTATCATGAAGATGAATAATGTAGTCAGAACTTATAATCTGGTAGACAATCGTAAGAAGATTGTAATCACTGGGTTTAGAGATGATACATTAGCAGAGAGAATGGCACCTCTTGGGTATTTCGTTACAGATACAAGTGTAACTAGAGATACAAATATTCTAGTGATTCCTCATGTGGGATTCAGTAGTTCTAAAGTAGACAAAGCCCTCAAGTACGGTATCCAGATTGAGGCATTGCCTGACTTTAAAGCAAGATTTGGTTTGTAAAAAATTACAAACTAACTTACAGAATATTAATATATTATATACGTGATCATGATATAGTCTATGGTCACGTATTATATTTTATTTTCCATGCAAAGGAGACACAACCATGGTAAAAGACATTAAAGAAACAAACATTATTGAAACTGTATTGGAACGCTTGAAAGCTGAAGACCAAATCATCTTACGTTCCCATCAGTTCGTAAACGTTTTGAAATCTGTACTATTTGGTGCAGTTAAATTCTTAGCAAACACTAAGTTTGAAAACGAAGCAGCGTTGCGTGTCAATGATAAAAATGGTACATTCATTGCTGGTATTGTTTTAGAACGTGCAGTAGATGATGAAGGTAAAAACTCCTTCGAAGCTCGCTTTGAGTTAGAAGAAGATGGTATTAAAGATATCGCTACTGTATATGATTTGAGTGATGAAGAAGTTCAACGCTTCTTGAATCGTTTCATGTATGTATTGACTAATAACAAATTCGTCAATAATGCATTCGTATTCGATATCACTCGTGTAATCTTATCTTCCGTAATCAATGCATTGATGAATCTTAACAAAACAGATATCGATGAAGATGGTTACGAAATTAAATTTGATGAATATCTTACAGTTACTGCAACTGAAGAAGATGGTAAACGTGTTATCGACTTCGAACCAGCTGTCGATATGAAGAAATTCATTAAAGACGATAAACTCGTTGACGTTGAATAATAACTGATAATATTGGAGGTTAGGTGAATAACCTAACCTCCCATTGTATCTTTTATTTTTAATCGGAGACACGTGAAATGAAAAAAGGCGTAATAAATGGAACGATGTATACTATCTATGACTTCGATACGGCAATGAAGAATGCTGACGACATTAACGTTGCTATCGAAGAAGATGGTAAAGTCTTTCCTATTATAGGCAAATCTAATGCATATCAAACTAATGGTGTTGTACTTGATGGATGTATGGCGACTTTCATCAGTGCAGATAAAGACCAGTCTAAGTATGAATTAGATACTATGAAGATTATTGATTTTAGTAATGCTAAAAGCATGCAAGATCAAATTGAAAAGTCTAGTGAGTTACGTTCTATGGAAGAGACTATCTTGATTAATCCAGATAATATCTTCAATGTTAGGATTAAACCAAATGACTTACCTGAGATGATTGGTCTAAAGGAAGCTGTTAATCGTAAGAATATTGATATTAACAAATATGCTTATCGGTTTGGGGATAACTTTAATAATGACCGTCGTCTATTTGAAAAGGATACTATCACATTAGCAAAGATTAAGACAATCTCTGAAGCATTAGATATGGATTGTTATGTAATCTTTGAAGATAGAGAACCAAATGTACCTAATCCAATTGGGTCACAAATTAAAGTTAAGATCACCAATATTGGGGAGGGTGACAATGAACACACAAGCTAAGTTTATCGCAGACTATAACGATAAAAATAGACATAAGTTCAATGACAAATTCTTCACTAAGTCTGATGATGATATCATTGAAGACTTGAAGGATGTTATTCTTTCATGTGAAAGAAATAAATTCTATACTATCAAAGTATTAGGATTTGAAGTTATAGATGATTACACTGAAGTACAGAAGTTACTTATTGGTGATGAAACTCCATCTATATCTATTAAAGACTCTGACCTTAAGATATTGAAAGTAACTTATCATGTGGCTTGTACTAAAGATGAGGATACTTTTGATGTACTTATTGCGATCCCAAGAGTTATTGATGGGGCATATATCCATTTAAATGGTAATGACTATTTCCCATTATTCCAGCTAGTAGATGGTAGTACTTATAATAATACTACAGCTGCAGCTGCAAAGACTCAATCTATTACACTTAAAACAAACTCCAATGCAGTTAAGATGCTTCGTAACTTTGTTGATCTAAATACAACGAAAGAGAAGACATTACGCATGGCTATGTTTAGTGTATATCTATTCGATCATAAGGTTACATTATTCGAATACTATTTAGCTAGATTCGGATGGTATGAAACTTTAAGTAAGTTTAACTTTGAAGATATTATCAAGATTTCTGATCATGATATTGACGATCCAGAGTATTATACTTTTGCTATCGCCAATGCTCATATGAAGAATCCATTCTATATCTCTGCAGTAAAATCATTTGTAGATAACGATAGAATTCTACAATCCTTTATTGCATCATTTGCTAAAGCTATAAGCTTATATGCAACTAAGAAGACTACATTAGACCAAATCTATACTACAGAATTCTGGGTATGTAAATTGGGTTATAACTTTGTGTCTTCTGAAACTTCAGTATTCACTAAAGGTAATGCAATCATTGAATCTTTGGAAAACTCTTATGATATTCCAACTAAGAAACGTTTGCGTTTACCTGACCATATCAAAGAAGATATTTATTCTGTATTGAAATGGATGGCGTGTGAGTTCTCTTCAATTCGTTTGAAGAATAACTTAGATGCTTCCTCTAAACGGATTAGATGGTCTGAATATATTGCAGCTATGTATATCATGCTAATCAATGTTAAACTTAGACGTTTACCAGAGAAGCATGATCCTAACATGGAAGCTTATCGAATCAAACAGCAATTGAATACACCACCAATGGCTTTGATTGCTGAATTACAGAAATCTAACCTTAAGGGTTTCCGTAATATGGTTAACGATAGAGATTCATTCTTACAATTGAAGTATACCATTAAAGGTCCATCTGGTCCTGGGGAATCTAACAGTAAGAATGTAGCACGTAATGTACGTGCAATCGATCCATCTCATTTAGGGATTATCGATTTAAATACATCTTCCGCATCAGATCCTGGTGTGGGTGGGATGTTATGTCCACTCAACTATGGTGTATATGAATGGAACTCTTTCACTAATGAAGAAGAGCCTAATGTATGGGATGATAACTTCAGTAAGATGCTTAATATATACCGTGAAGAGAAAGGTTATACATCTGCAATCATGTTAGCAGATGATGCTGGATTAGAATTGACAGATACTAGAGATCCTGAAGCAGTAGCATTTGATGCCCATTTACTTGGTCGAACAATTGCTAAGGTAGCTAGAACTCGAGCATTCGAGAAACAACTTCGTCCAGCTTTAATTAACATGGAAGACAGCTGTTCAATATACTTTGAGGAGGTTTAAGATGGCTGATATCTACTACAGATATTTTGTGTTCTCCAGAACTCAAATGGAAGCACTTAAAGAACGCTATAATAAGCTCGGTAAAGATATTGAATTCGGTAAAGTAGTAGTTGGCGGTGTCAAGAAAGAATACACTGATATTCTTCTTGACATGGGTCAAGCTAAATACTCCGATTCAATTAAAGTTGCTGAGGGCGATATTCGCCGTATTATTTATACGAAGACTAAATAGGAGGATTCTATGCAAGTAGGACAAGCAAACACTGATATTCATAATTTTGGTCACTATCTAGTTAAACTTCTTGATACAAATTCTTTATATTGGGATAAACTAGAAAGTATTTCTCCAGACTATGATCTTCTAAATGACCATAACGAAAGTTATTTCATTAAGACTGATGAACTTCTTGCAGCTAAAGAAGGTTTCATCATTAGCTCTCATTCATATGGTCGTAAGCTAAATATTCGTGGCAAAAATATCATCTTGGTATATAATGAAGATATTGAAGCTGAATACTTAACTGATAATCCATTCAGTGTAGCTGTGAATCGTGAATCCGATTCTATGCATACATTATTGATTAACTTTAACGTATTCGTTAAGTTAGTTGCTAAGAAAGACTATAATGGTATTTACTCATTCTTCGCTACATTCTTTAAATGGTTATGTGGTGCAGAATCTGCACAATCTCATTTATATTCAGTTCTTACATATATTGATGTAGTTTATCATAACCTAGGTTTAGAGAAAGTTAAGACTTTCATCGACTTCAATCTTGCTAAATCTACTGATATCTTAAGCCAAGTAGTTATGAGTAAATTCAACGTTCCAAATGTACATGGATTTGTTTCTCGAGTATTAGCTATCATGGAAATCGATAATAATAATATCTTTGCAGAGTTATTCTATTATCCAAGATATACTAATGATCTTATTAAGGCTGGTATTGAACCAGAATTCAGTCTTAAAGGATTCTTAGCTACTATTGAAGAATCATTTGAACATCAGCATGATGAAAATATTGAATTACGCAATGCTTTCATCGATGCTAACTACTTCAATAATGCTACTATGGAAGTTGATGCTGAAAGTAAATATGAAAAGATTGTATTCACTCAATTACTTGAGTTCGAACCACGTCTAGAACAACAAATCGATTTACTATTCGGTATGCCTAAAGAACTTTTGGAAACTACTATGGATATTATCTACAAAACTATTGATGACTGTATTGAAAAATATGGTATCAAAGAAGTAGATCCAGAAGAAGAAAAAGAACGTAAACTTCAATTAGAATCTGATATTGAAGACCAAATCAAGAAAGCTATTGAAGGAATGGATAAGAAATAATATATTACCCTCTAGGATACATAATCCTAGAGGGTTTTATTTTTTAAGGTGGTGAGACATATGAAAGAAGCAGTTATTGATAACTGTACTTGCCCTAAGTGTTATTCAAAGAACTTTGATCTATATACTGCTAATGGTAAACCAGTTAGCTATGCTAATATCATTCTTGCATTTAGTAAAGATCCTAAACAAGTACTAGATAATTTGAATAGATACCAACTATATAAGTTCAAATGTAATGATTGTGGTAAGTCTTTCTCTATTGATTGGAGATGGGGATTACCATACCCTACTATGGAGAAGATAGACGTATAGCCTCGAACAAAGCAATAATAAATGAAAGGAGAATTTACTTATGATTTCAAAGAATAATCTACTATATGTCATAGGTGCTATTATTTATATTGCTTGTTTCGGTTACATTGTACATGATATGCTTCAAGCTCCTGAAGGTCGTGTATTAATCTTTATTTATACCACTTCAGTGATTTTGACTGCATTAATTATTGTAATTGGTTATAAGATATCTAAGGCACTCTTACACATACTTGAAAAGTATATGGGAGAGTGATAAGATATGATTGAAATAACTATAGCTATTCTTATCGCAGCAGGCATGCTGACTGTTATTTCTAACATTAGCTTCATTGTTAATGTCGGATTAATTATGTTAACAGTGTTATGTGTCTTATCTAATGACAATAACAAAAAAAGGTAAATTTATGATGGCTTTTGATCTTTTATTGGCATTAGTTATCGTAGGTAGTATTGTCTACAAAGTTATGAGTGGACAAGAGCTTACTCACGATTATATAATGTCTATAATGTCAGTAGTCTTACTATTTATTATCTATAAATCTATAAAAGTAAAATAGTAATCTACACTAAACAAGTTAATACTTTATGTATAATTTGTTATGGAGAGGAATGTTATACGTAATGAATGTAACTTTAGCGATAACGGCATTGTTTATCATCATTATTATATCTTTACTGTGGATGGTAGCTAGAGTCTTATATAAAGATCATCTATCTGATTCTCCACTCTATATAATAACTGATAAACGCAGTATGATTATTGACGAAACAGATAATTATCTTAAGTTAATCCATAACGAGAGATCAATATTTCTGGTAGAACTCAATGGTGAATTCTTTGTTAATGTAACTGGAAAATCATACAATCAAGTAAAGATTGGTGATCAAGTTATATTAGCATCTGGTCCCACTACTCGGGACTTCATTATTAAAAAATTGTAGGTAAATTGTAATGAAACTATTATCAATCCGACTTGAAAACTACATAGGTATTTACAATGGTCGTGGTGATAATATCTTAGAGGTAGACTTATCACAGTCTACCTCTAATATCGTCATCATTCGTGGCTCCAATGGTTCTGGTAAGTCCACTTTATTAAAAGCTTTATCTCCACTTCAAGATGATAATAATGCTATCATCCCTGGATTGGAGGGTAAGAAAACTTTAAGATATCTTTACAATAATGAAGTATATGAAATATTATACGTTCACCCAGTAAAGACTGATGGCTCTAGAGGTCAAGTTAAAATGCAAGTATATAAAGGAATGAACCGTGTTGAGTTGAATCCTACTTGGAACGTGACTTCTGGTAAAGACATCATATTTGATTTATTTAACTTAGATGCTAACTTCCTTACACTATCTCAGCTATCATCTGAAGATAGAGGGTTAGCAGATAAGAAACCTGCAGAACGTAAGAAGTTTGTTAATAGTATTATTAATGGTATTGAAGTATACAACAACATGTATAAAGTCATTACCAAGAAGTACTCTACGTTCAAGAATCTCATTAGTACTATATCTTCTAAGATCAATCAAATTGGTAATATAGAAGAATTGAATTCTAGATATAATAATATCACTAGACAAGTTGAAGATGTATCTAGAGAACGAGATAGAGCAGTTATTGAAGCATCTAAGATTGATGCGGAGATTGGTATCTTGACTAGAGATAATAATCTTGAAGAATTCTATAAGATTAACGAAGAGATACGAGAGAATCTAGATTATATTAGAGCATCCAAATCCCAAGTTATTAATCTTTCTAAAGGAGAATTGTCTAGTGAAGATCTAAATGAACTAAAAGATATTATTGATAGAAGTCTACGTACTTTTGATAAAGATATATCCAAATGGAAATCTGAAGAAGCTGTAGCTAACGCTAAGATTGAGAATATATCTAAAGAGAAAGAAGATACGTTTAAGTCTTTACAAACTAAGATAACAAAACGTGGTACTTTATTAGATGGTGGATTCAGTGATTCTGATTTGACTCTATATAAAGAAACTAAAGATAAGATAGTAGATCTTGAAAATGATATCAATGGTTTAAATTCTTCTATTAAGAACCTTTCTGAAGCAGAGGCATTAGTCAATGCTATGGAAATGATTGTCCCAGTGTTAGATAGTCTTTATAATGGTTTAGATGCTACCACTAAGAAAGAAAAATATGATTTCGTTAAGACTACACTAGATAATGATGGTAAATATGTAGATCAAACTATTGAATTGACTCGTACTTATAATGAAGTATCTAGAACTGTAACTGAATTGGAATCTGAAATATTAGCATACGAGATTCTATTCGATAAAGCTAAATCTTTAGCGTTAAGACCTAAAGATTGTAAGATAGATGATTGCTCTTTTGTTAAAGAAGCAATCGAAGCATCATCTAAGCATCCAGAGAAACGCATCAATGATATCAATAAAGAAATTGATGAATCAAATAAACTTTTGAAGTCTTTAGAGAAAGACATTGAGTCCTACAGAGAACTTTACGACTTCAATAAGAGATTTACTAATCTCCATGGTATGGTATTATCTTTCAGAAAGCTATTAGAAAAGAGTCCTGTTGATTATATCATCGACCCATATCAACTATTAGCTTCTTTAGACCATATGGAAAAATTAATGATTGATTTCAATCAGATTCGTGGTATCTTTAATATTATCACTACTAAATCTAACTATGAGGAAATCATTGAATCATTAAAAGAACCAGCGGCGAAGTATGAAGCAAACAAGGCTCTAATCGATGAATTAGATTCTGACATCGCTTCATTGAAAGATAAACTGTCAACTATAAGTTTACAGTTGACTACTGAAAAAGAATCTATTGATGAAACTACTAATAATATATCCATCACAGAGTTTAAGATTGAAGTATATACTAAATGTAAGTCTTTAGTTGATGAGTGTATTGGACTTGAAGAGAGAAATAATGAGCTTCAATCTCAGATTAATTCTTTATCAGATATAGCCTTTAAGGTTAAAGATCTTGAGACTAGAATGGATGAAGCTAAGTCTCGTGCAGATAGATTGAATAATGACTTGAATGCTATTCTTAGTGAAAGAGATAAGATAGCATCTAGTAAAACGTTGTTAGAAGACTATATCAGGGACCTAGACCTATATAATAAGAATTTCTCGATTCTCGAAACTATACGTTACTATTTAAGCCCAACTACGGGCATCCAGACAGTGTTTATGAGAACGTATATGGGAAATATTATTTTGAAGGCTAATGAATTACTCAGTTTGATATTCAATGGTCAATTCATTATACAACCATTCGTTATCAATGAAGCTGAATTTAGAATTCCTTGTCTTGGTAATGGATTAGTTAATGATGATATCTCATCTATGAGTACAAGTCAAATCTGTATGATTAGTATGATCTTATCATTCGCTATTCTATCTAACTCTTCAACAGATTATAATATATTGAAGCTAGATGAAATTGATGGTGGTCTAGATACAGAGAATCGCATTCAATTCATTGGTTTATTGAAACAACTTATTACCATGGTAGGATGTGAGCAATGTTTCCTTATTAGTCATAATATGGAATATGATGCTGACACTACTGTGATTGATATGGCTGCTAGACCAGTATTAGTTAGATAGGAGGTCCTATTACATGTATGATTTCGCAAGTGCATATGTACTAGCTCGAACTTTAGAAATTGTTGCATCTGCTGCAGCAATTGGTTTAGTTATAACTATGGTTGTTCAAGATTAATATAATGGACTAGTCTCTTAGTAGACTAGTCCGTTTTCTTTTTTGTAATACTCCTAAATTATAGCTGTATATTATTAAGGTGATATGATATAGTTATTAGTTTATATAAGGAGGAAACATATCATGTTAGGACATTTGAAAATTGTATTAGTTGGTTTGGTTACATTAGCATTCTCTTATTTCATAGATCAAAGTAACCAAGATTCCTTAGGGATCATTATCTTATTAGCACCACTATATTCTATTGGTGCAATTGTTACACTAATCGGTCTTGCTGGCATTGCAGACCAATTCATTAACCCAATGCCAAAACGCAAAAGAGCTAGACGATAAAAGTCTAGCTCTTTATTTTTTGACATTCTATTAATATTATTTTTATTCCCAAGGAGGAAACAAAAGATGAAAACTGAATTATTTGTTATTATTGCAAGTGTAGTTGCTATTGGTCTTAATGTATTATCAATGGGTCCATCTATTGCTAATATCTTAGATGGATATAACTTGAAGATGTCTTATGCATTAGTATGCACAAACATCTCCATTATTATTATTTCAATCATTTTGTCTTACGTAGCAGTAAGTTTAAAAAACAACAAATAGACGACATCTTAATAGGAGGAATATATGTTTAGAAAGAAGACTCAATTATATCTAATTCATATAATCTTATTAAATGTCTGTATATTAGCTGCAAGTTATATGCGTAAATTTTCTATGTTACTGATGTGGATATTGTTTATACTTGCAGCTATTTCACTAGCATGGTTATTATATAACTCTGTTGATAGAAGGTGAAATTGTTGATTAAGTTGTTTTCATTTATAGGAATCTTAATTTGTCCATGGATGATTTTGATTCCTTTATTTTTATTAGAATGGATTACAGGTTCTCACATGAGGGATACACCTTATGTGATTGGAATACTGATAATCTATGATTTTGGTATGGGATTCTTATTGACATACCGATATATTATGGATAAGATTGGAGGGAAGTAATGATATCGAGTGATAAGTTAACTAAGTATGATTATTATTACTTATCAGTGGCAAATCAGATATTGAGTAATGGAGATATGCGAGATAACCGTACAGGTATTCGAGCTATCTCTTTACCACATGTCTGTATGACATTTGATTTGGAAGATGCATTTCCAATTCTAGCTTCTAAGTTTGTAGGATTTAAAACTGCAGTGAAGGAGCTATTATGGATTTGGCAAATGCAATCTAACGATGTCCGTAAACTCCAAGATATGGGAGTACATATCTGGGATGAATGGATGCTAGAAGATGGAACTATTGGTAAAGCTTATGGATATCAATTAGCTAAATATAAGCAAGTTGATAATCTTATTAAGACTATCAAAGAAGATCCAACTAATAGACGCATGGTTGTAACTCTTTGGAATATCGAAGATCTACCAGATATGGCATTACAACCTTGTGCATTCCAAACACTTTGGAATATTAATCATGGTAGACTAAACTGTATGCTAACTATTCGTAGCAATGATTGGTTCTTAGGTCAACCATTCAACGTTACCCAGTATGCAGTCTTAGTGCATATGATTGCTCAAGTTACTGGATATAAACCTGGGCAGTTGACTGTGTGTATTAATGATGCTCATATCTATGAGAATCATATACCTCAAATGCAACAACAAATGGGATTAGTTGATCTAAATGATCTTACAGATACTATTAAAACTAATAGAGAATGTAAACCTCAACTAGTTCTAAACCCAGAGGTGAAAGACTTCTATGATTTTAAGATTGAAGACTTTAGTCTAGAAGGATATACTCCAGGTCCAAAGATTAAAGCAGAAGTAGCAGTTTAGTAGTTTAAGAAAGAAAGATCAGGGAAAGTTATGCTATTAACTCTCATAGCAACTTATGACAATTCACGGCATCTAGTTAATTCGATGGGAGAGAAGATTTTAACAGTGCCAAAATTCGAAACAGAGATGAGAAATATTACGCTAGGTTGTACAGTAATCATGGGAAGAGAGACCTTTGAGAAACAATCTAGTTTATTAAACCATCGTAACTATATAGTTTTGAGTACAAACAAAGATTATAGAGTTAGTAATCCAAAAGTAAAAGTAATGCATTCTCCTGAGGAGATCATTCAATACTTAGAAGATACTGATGTAAAACAAGCATACGTTGTAGGAGGAGCTAAAACATTTAGTTCCTTTACTAAGTATGCTACACGTTTTATAATTTGTCATATCCATAGCAATAGTATGAATGGACGTGAGAAATTCCCATTGCTTAGGAAAAAAGATTTCCATATAGAAGTAACAGCTACTAAGCAGTATTATGATATTGATGGAACTAAACGTACATATGCATGGCATAAAGAAACTTTCTTCAGACGTGATGAAAGTAAGATAATTGATATGCATAGATCTAAAGTTCCATTGGTTTTAAGTTTAGATAACCAAAATAAAAAATAGTCATATATTATTGATGTGAATTAATGGTTATAACATTGCCTATTCATTGTGAAAGCGAATAGGCAGTGGTTTATAATATAGTGTATTTTAATTTTATTTAGGAGGTTCATTATGAACAAGAAAAACGGTAAGGTAATTTTAACAACTTTGGTATTGAGTGCAGTAGCAGCATCTGGGTTTGCAGCTGGGGTTAACAACACAGTTGATCCAAATGCAACAGGATACGGTGCCGAATCCTATGGCAAAGATAATGCCATTACTGCAACAGGTACATCTGCATTTGCTGCTGGCTTTGAAAATACTGTAAGCGGTGCTAACTCTCTTGTATACGGTCATAACAATAAAGCGACCGGTGCAAACAGCTTTGTTGGTGGCGAAAATTCCGAGGCAAAGGGTTATAGTAGCCTGGCTATTGGTTCATCTTCCCAAGCATTAAAAGATTATACATTTGCAATTGGGTCTCAAGCCCGTGCAGCTGCAGATAATACTGTAGCTATCGGCAACGGTGCTTATGCTAATAAAGATAATGCATTGGCTCTTGGTGCTGTTACTTCAGTAGATGGTAAAGATTCTATTGCACTTGGTTCTCATGTTCGATCCAATTCCGATAACAACGTAGCTATCGGTACTGCAGTTACTACTAATAGTAGTGATAGTGTTGGTGTCGGCACTGCAGTTACTACTAATAGTAATAATAGTGTGGGTATCGGTAACCACGTTACTAATAACCTTGGTAATAGCATCGGTATCGGCAATGGGGTTGCTACCGACTTCAATACTATTGGTATCGGCAATGGTGTTGAAACCAAAGTTCAAGACACTATTGCCATTGGCAACGGTGTAATTTCTGATGGCGAATCTTCAGTAGCTATCGGTAATGCTATCCATGCAGAAGGCGTCAAAACTGTAAACATTGGTACAAATGTAAATGCAAAAGGCGTGTCTTCTATTGTTATTGGTCGTGATACAACTGTAAATGGCGATGATACTACAGTAGTAGGCGCCAATAATGGTTTTGTTAATGCTGATCAATCTGCTGTAGTTGGTTATAACAACGTAGTTCAAGATGCATCTAAAGAACAGTTAATCTTTGGTGCAAATTCCACAACTAAAGAGCAAGGAGCAACAGTTGTAGGCTCCCATGCTCAAGCTACAGCTGTTGATGCATTTGCTATTGGTAATAATACTATCGCCGATTTACAAAATGGCGTAGCTCTTGGTTCTAACTCTGTAACTGAATTACAAGTTGGTACAACTAACATCAAAGATAACACAACAGATATTCGCTTCAGCAATTCTACATATGCTGGTAGCAATCCTGACTCTGTTGTAAGCTTTGGTACACATGGTCGTGCTGGCGCTGGTGGTGTAACAGAATACACTCGTCAATTGCAAAACTTAGCAGCTGGTCGAGTATCTGCAACTTCTACTGATGGTATTAATGGCTCCCAATTATATGATGTAGCATTGGAAGCTCAAAAATACAATACTCTTGTAGATGGAACTAATACAACAGTTACATCTCAAGACAATAACTTTGGTCGTAAAGAATACAAAGTTAACGTTAACCGTGATTT